TCCGTCAGCGCGCGGGCCAGGGCCTTCGGTGGCGTGATCCTGTCGCCCGGCTTGACGCCCCCCGTCGTGCCAAAGCCCACGGTCCATTTGTCGCCCGGTAGCGGCTGCACGGCGCGGTCGGTGTAGACCTCTTGCAGCACCAGGCCGACAAGCCCGGCCGCACTCAGCGCCAGGGTGCCCACGGCGACGCGGGACCGCGGGGTCACTTGTGCAGCCCCGGCTGGCTTACCACGCGCGCCACGCCGGCCGCGATGCCCACCAGCACCGACAGCACGCCGAAGATTCTGGATGGCTGCTCAGGAGCGAAGAATGGCAGCGCGACATCGATGGCCCCCAAGACCACAGAGGCATAGATCATGCGCATGGACCACGCGCCCCGGGCGACCTTGGCGGCATCGTCGATGAACTTCATTTGCGGGTGTGCGCTTCGATGTTCTGGATGCGCTGCTCATGCACCGCGAACTCGCCGCGCGTGACGTAGTTCGCCTGCATCGCAGTCACAGCGCCCTCCAGCCTGGCCACCTGGGAGGACAGGCCGTTGATCTTCTCGATCATCGACGCCTGGATGGCGTTGGAGTCCCAAAGCGTCTTGCTGGAGAACATGAGGACGGCAGTGATGACGGAGAGCATCAGCGTCTGCCCGTGCTGTTCCCAGATGCCCCGCTCGCGTGGTGTGACGTTCATTTGAATTTCATTGAGAGTTCTTGCCGGGCGTCCAAGCCCCACCGGCAGGGGCTTGAAATCAGCCGCGCAGCGCCCGCGTCCACAGATCGTGGACCACGACGGCCAGGGCACGATGTCCCGCCACAGTTGGGTGCGTGCCATCAGTGCCGACGTATCGATCCGCGTTGCCGTCTCCCACGGTCGTGCCCTGCTTGCCCGTGCCGGTGATCCAGCTCGGGCCGCTGATGACGATGGGCACACCTGCCGCGTGGCTAAAGGCCCATGCCGTCGTGGTCATCGTGCGCGGGTTCGTGGTGCCCATGCTGGTGACCTTGCGCGTCTCTGTGCTGTCGCCGTCGATGATCGTGGCGTACCAGCCGGTTCGACCCGCCAGCGTGCCGCCGCTGGCAAACGGCTCGGGCGCGCTGCCCACCGTCACTGTTGTTGACGAGCCGCCCGTGATCGCGCTGGTGGTGACATCCGTCCATGCCGCGTTGTTGAGAAGCGGTACGGGCAGGGATAGCAGGTCAAGGAACTTTGCACCTGCAGCGAGGGCGGCAGTTTTGATGACGTTGCGTACGCCCAGCGCCCGGGTTACCGAGGACTGGTGCAAGCCCTTCACAGCCCACGGCGACAGGACCACCACATCCAACAGCGGGTTGTGGGCGCGAATGATCGCAAGGCACGCGGCAGTCTGCGTCGCAACATCTGCGGTGACGACGCCGCCCGTGTTGTAGTCGTTGTAGCCAAAGGCCAAGATGACGCCATCCAGCGGTGCGGCGGCGGCCATGTCGGTCAGCAAGTGGTCAGCCGCCTTTACCCCGCTGCCGGCCAGCGTGTAGCCGCTGGCGCCGATGCTGCTGCACACAAGGTCATAGCCGGTCAGGTAGCGCAGGAAGTTAATCCAGTTGTCGCCACCTTGAAAGAAGGTGCCGCTGTCGCTGACGGTGTTGCCGTAGCTGTCGGTGAAGACCATGTAACGCTTTGGCGCCTTGCCCACGGCCGCCACAGCGTCGGTTGCCGCGATGGAGACGCCAGCAAAGTGCGTGCTGGTGCTGCACTCGACCCGCAAGCGGTATCGGCCTGCTGCGCCCAGCGTCACCAGTCCGCGATAGATCAGCCCGTCAGACACCCCGGTTGCAAAGGTCACGCCCGCCGTGGCGTAGCCCCAGTCACCGCCGGCCTGCTGCACAGAGACGCGCAGGCCCACCGTTGCTGTGGCGCTGCTGCCGCGCAGCAGCAGTTCAATCCGCCCAGTCGCGTCGGCCGTGTCCAGCCAGAACTCCACCCATCCGTGCGCCGTCGCCCCTGCCGTGGTGGGCTTGTTCAGGATGCGATAGCTGCCACCTTCGGATGCGTTCGGGCCGCCAAAGTATGAGAACGCGCCAGGCTCGTCGGGCAGGATGGTGATGCTGCCAGCAATGCCCGTTGCGGCGCCGGCAGCGGACAGTGCGACGGCAGGCGGCGACGACGCCAAGAACGGCAGGCGCCCAGGCATGCCGGGAATCCCATCCTTTGACACCAAGGCTCGAACCGTCGCCAGCTCCGAATCCGCCAGCGCCGCCGAAGCCGACGCCACGCCGTCATCGCTCTCCGCGATGCTGACCGTGCACCGGTCCCGCGTCGCCTCGACCATCAGCCGCTGGCTTGTTCGGTACGGCCCGAAAGTCTGCGTGGCGCCTGCGCCCATCGTGGCCAGCACCGTGGCGCCCTGCCCGTCTGCCACGCTGTCGACGTAGCCGTAGACCGTGGCGCCGCCGACGGCCGATGTGACGCAAGTCAGTATCTGCCCGGCCCGCAATCCGTGCGATTCGCGGCCGCCTGATTGGATGATGCCCATGATGGTGGCCTCAAGGTTGCTGCAGGTTCGGCGCCTGCAATAGTCGTTCGTCAATGGCCTGTGTCAGCTCGTCGGACTGCTCCTGCCCAAGCCCGGGGAACTGCAGCGACACGACCCGCTTTTGCTGCTCTGCAATCACTGCCGCAGGCATGCCCGCGGACTGCATGTCGGCCAGGATGCGCAGCTCGGTCTCGACCTCGGCGATGTTGAAATCCCGCGGCCAGGTCGTCGTCGGCGCTTTCGTCATCGACAACCAGCGCCGGCACAGATCCCACGCACGCCGCTCCAGGTCTTCCATTCGGCTGCTGAACTTCGCCAGCTCGCCGTTGATGGCCTGGAAGCGCATCTGCATTGCGATGCCGCTTTCCTGCTGGTTGACGGTGGCCACGTTCAGGCCCACCTCGTCGATCTCAGCGCGCAGGCCCTTGATGCGGTCCAGGTAGATCTTGGCCGGGCCGTCCGGCGGGGCGATGAAGGCCGGCCTGGTGCCGCCGTGCACCATTAGGTTGTTCGTTCCGATGGTCTCGCCGGCCACCTGCGCCGCGGCGATCTTCTGCGCGTCGGTGCTCTGCTCTGGCACCTGCATCGTCAACAGGCTGAACGTCTGCGAGCGCAAGATTTCGTCCAGCTCGCTGTCGACGTTGAACAGCCGCTTGGCCAGGTCCGCGATGGCCGAGAACGGCCCGAAGGTCGGGAAGTCGCCGCCCTCGGTGAAGATCAGCACCGGGCACTCGCGCAGCGGGTGCACGCCCTCGGCCAGCGTTCGGCGCTCTTTGTCTTTTGCCGACCAGGCGCTGCGGTCAAAGCGCCAGGTGCAGGCCACGGTGCTGCCGTCAGGCTGGGTGAAGGTGCCGCCGAACTCGCAGAACGTGAACTTGCCGTCCTCGCCCACCGCGTAGTCGGTCAGGTCCTCGGGGCGGATCGCACTCCAGAACGGCAGCGTGCGGTCCTGCAGCTGCTGCGCGCGTGACCCGGGCAGCACGGTCGGCATGTCGACCAGCAGCAGCATGGAGCCGCGCGCCTTCGCGTCGACCGCGAACTGCTGCAGGAACACGTCGATGGCATTGCCCTTGCCGTCCACGTCGTCGGCCACGCGCTGGAACACCTCGTTGGCCATCTCGCGCGCTGGGGGCCGCATGCTCATGTAGCCCACGAAGCGCGCACAGGCCCGCGAAAGGGGGCTGCTGAAGAACGCGACTTCGTTGCGCCGGGCGAACTTGCTGTCGCTCTCGCGCGGGTAGCGCACCAGGTAGCTCAGCCCGGAAAGCTGCACGCCGCCGTTGCCCGTGTCCGACACGACCGGCCGAAACGGGCCATCAGCGCGCAGCGCATGGGCGATGAACCGGAAGCGCGGCGCGCTGGCGTTGGGCATGGGGTCGGCGGCTGGAAGAGTCGGGGCAGTCTTGCGCGCCATTCATGCCGTCACGACATAACCCCCGGCTTACTGTCGCGCGGTCAACAACCAAGGCGGGACGCCACACACATGGACCTCAACCAGTTCAAAGAAGCGCTCGGGGACGAGAAGTTCACCGCGCTGCAGGGCTACGTGAACGATCTTGTCGGGCAGCGCGACACCGCCCGCAACGAGTCGATCACGGGGCGCAAGGGCCTGAAGGCCAAGCTCGACGCAGCAGAGGCCACCCAGGCTGCGCTGCTCGAAAAGCTGGGCCTGTCATCGGCGGAAGAACTGGACGGCCTGCCCGACATCAAGGGCATGGCCGACGCTGCAAAGCAGCTCGACGCGCGGATCAAGCGCGCCGAACGCGAGCGCGATGAGTCCAAGAAGGCGGCCGACGAAGCCAACGGCAAGTTGCGCGGGAGCTTGCAGAAGGCGGCGATTGCCGAGGCGCTGAGCGGTCACGACTTCTTGGCCCGCGACATCCTCGAAACCCACATCAACCAGCGGTTGCAGTGGGAAGGGGACGAAATCTTTTTCAAGTCCGACGACGGGAAGCTGATCCCCGTCAAGGACGGAGTGTCCGGGATCGCCAAGACGCGCCCCGAGCTGCTCAAGCCCACCGGCACGGGAGGTGCAGGGGTACGGCAGGCCAACGCGGGCGGCGGTGGCGGCAAGACGATGACCCGAGCCGAGTTCGAGGCCCTACCCCCCGCCCAGCGCGTGGAACAGGCCAAGGCCGGCGTGCAACTGACCTGACCAACCACACCCTCGAAGGAACACCACCATGTCCACGACCCTCACCGGCCTGATCCCGGACCTGTACGCCGGCCTCGATGTCGTCTCGCGCGAACTCGTCGGCTTCATCCCTGCCATCACCCTCGACCCGCAGGCGGCGCGGGCCGCCATCAACCAGCAGGTGCGCAGCCCCGTGGCGCCGGCTGCCGCAGCGACCGACATCACGCCCGGCGTGACGCCCCCTGACGACGGCAACCAAACGATCAGCAACGTCCCAATC